TGTGCCAAATGCCTGCTTGCCAAGTTGACCCATTTGTGACGCAGCGCCGAGGCGAGCCTCACGGTCGGCCATCGCGGCTTGCAATGCTTGACTGTAGTTTTGCTGACGTTGCTGCGCTGCCATATCGCCAGCCATGCGGCCATATTCGCCAGCCATGACGCCTTCGGCAACTCCCTGACGCGACCCGCCAAATGCTCTGGCAGCAGTGGCCTGCGCTCCAAGAGTGTTCATCGCCATCTGGCGTTGACGCTCAATGTCGGCCTGCGTGGTGTCTATTACTTGTTGCTGGTAGGGGTTCATATACGCGCCGACGTTTAGTGGGGCGGAGACGGCTGCCTGAGTTGCGCCCAAAGCATTTTGCAAGCCCGTAGAGGCCGCCTGGTTGACGTTAAACCCTGTTGGCATGGTTGGTAACATTTGCGGCTGCGTGGTCACTGGTTGCGCTGCAATTGGTTGCTGGACGGTTCCGCCGCCTTTTGATCCTTGTCCGGCCATTATGCGTTCCTCTTAATTAAACCGACAGCAAAAAACTGCGCCGTCCGTAGTGAAAATGTTATAGCTCCGCGCACATCTCTGCGCTTGCCTGATGCGAAATCGATGTAACGCTTGAACTCCGCGTAATGCTCACGCGCCTTGCCTTGCTCAATCTTTCGTTTGCCCAGGTATCGATAGCCCCGGCGCACGGCCTCGCCCCACCAGCGATTGTGCAATTTGTGCATGCACCACACGACGGCCTCGCGTTTCATTCTGGGCGTAAATCCACCAGCGGCCACGGCGTGCGTTGCGATTACGCAATCGTCGTCGTCGCTACTGCTTGAGCTGCTTGAACCACCGCCGCTGTCGTTGTCGCTGTCGTATGTTAAGACGCCGTCAACGTAAGACGTGCCGTCGTTTGGCGTGGATAAGTTTGCCATGTTTTGCACGACTGAGTTAGAGCCAGATGCGTTGTTCCCAAACGCTCCTTGCGCTGGGGAGTTGGTGTATCCAGCCGCCGCCGCCAAACTAGGGTCAACCTGACCCGTGCCGTAGCCAACAGAAACGGTGGAGCCAAATTGGTTTGTCGCGGCGTTGTTGTTATGCATTGCCATAATTTCGGAGTGGCTCATCGCGTTGTCGTTGTCGCTTACCACGTAAGGCGTGTAATCAGTCCCGGTGGCTGATGAGCCCACACGAAAGTCAGACGCAGAGTAAATCGGGCTGTCAGTGTAAAAACTCGGGTCTATTCCGTATGCGTCTTCAACAACTTGCAAACTTCTGTCAGTCGGATCTAATACACCGACTATTTGGTTGTTACTGGCAACAAACGGGTCAGAATAATCTATGTCTGGGTTGTAGAGCTGGTTGTCCTGGTAAAAGTTGCCTGTTTGTTGATCCACCGGGACGGTCGATATTACGTTTGTGGGGGTTGTAGTGGTATCGCTGCCGTTATTGTTAGTTGAAGTAGAAGTGGAAGTATTGTTGGTATTATCTGTCGCATCGCTTAACATGTAATTTATTTCTGGCAAGACGTTGCTGCCTGGCGTGCCAGTAAACGGATCAATAAAAAAGCTGTCAATGTATGACTTTTGACCTGGACGCGCAGCCCCGAACGCCGCCAAGGTTTGATCGTAAATTGGTGCGGCGCTGTACGCGGAAAGCCCGTTTGCGTAAGTTGTGGGCGCACCCAAGCCGCCGTACATGTCTAAGCCTTGCGGTGACGCCAGGCCAAACGCATTAGCCACGTTTGCGGTGTTAGCGAACGAGGATTGCTGCATTGGATTAAACGCGGCCACGGTGGGCCCGTATGACAGCGGAACCGATCCAATTGCGCTAATTTTGTCTGCGCGTGTTAGATTTCGCTTTGCGGCGTCTTCTATATATGCTGGGATTTCAACGCTTGTGCTAGACCCACCTTTACCCATATTTATATCTCCTTAACGTAGGATGTGTGCATTGGCTCCCATCCGTGTTTTGCTAGTGGTTTTTTCCAACCAAAACGCCCGGTCATATTTAACGCCGTGCAGCCCTGCTGTTTTGCCCAACTTATTACATCCTCGTGCATGCTCAAAATTTCCGTGAGATCTCCACCGCCAAGAAAAACATTGAGCACCTTTTTCTTTGGATATTTTATAATCTCAGTGACCAGGCAGCTTTTCTCGGCAGACCACAATTGCATGGTGCCGTTATGCAAGCCCTCGTAAATATCAATAATGTCGTGGGTGCCGCCGCTATACTGCAAGGCTGCTTCTATGTGTGGTTTGCAACGCTCGAACTCCGGGTGCATCAAAACGCACCTCCGCTGAGAGCTACACGCTTCCAGATGTTGGCGCTGCCGTCGTGCGACGCCGTGCAAACGTAAATGTAATTCGTGTCCCAACTGACTAAACCCGCCGTATCGCCAGACGCGCCAACCGAACTAGCAGGGACGGATTGCTTTACGACAACTTCCTTAAATGCGCCGGACTGACTAATTACTGGCTTAACAGTAGAACGGTCAAACATCAGATAGCCGTTTTCTTTTGCGCTTTCGCCGCCTGTTTGCTGTACCAGGGCTGATTGCGTTCGATTTAAAAACACGTTTAATCGGCGTGCCCAATCCTTCCAATCTCCACCATACGGCTCTGGCGCTGCGTACTGGCTCATCTGCGCCCTCCGGCTACCGCGTCAACTCTGTTTATTCCCACACGCCAATCGGTAAGCTTTTGCCCTTCGACGCGTAAACGTAACTGCCTCCCGGTGAACCTCACGGACGTGGGGTTTGTAAGGGAGTAGGGGCCGTAAGACCTCTCGGTGCCGTTAGGGTAAAACCTTGATTTAAATATTGCGTTGACGTCGCCTTGGTTTTTCTCGTCTGGGATAAGCTCAGTAACGCTAATCACGTTATCGCCAGTGCCAATCCTAAACGGTCCAGTCTCAGCAAACGGCGTAAGCCCGGAGTAGTCAAAACCCACCTCGTGCTCATAGATATACATGTCACTGGCATCAGCAAGCATGGGCTGCCTAAACGCGCCGCGATCCACGCCAGCCGTGCGATCTAAATCACCAATGTACCAGGTATTCTCTGAGTAGTTATACACCACATATCTGTCGTTTTCCGTAGAACCAGAACTGGGGTAGTACCACCAAATCTCGCTATACAAGCTGTTAGACACGCCAAACACCTTGCTAATCTGCGCCTTGTTTATGTCGTTAAAAACGTAGTCGCTAACTTCGCTGTTTAGCTCTGCAACTGAACTACCATTATACGCAAAGAATGAGTTAACTCCCATCCAAACCGCGCCCTGGTCAACCACGACGCAAGCCAACGCAGCCGCCAAGCCGCAAGACGTGCCAACTCTTTCTATGCCGTAGACGTATGGCGGCCCTTGGTAGGTTGCCGCGTGGGCGTCTCTTGTCGTGAGGATTAACGCTTGGCCGCGCACGTTCACTCCGGCCATAATTGTGCCAGTAGTCGCAAGCTCCAAGTCTCCGGCTTCATTTGTGGTGGCAGGCGTCCAAGTGTTGTTATCTTCGCGGTCTGACCATTGCACCTTCCTAGGGTTGCCGCCTGCACCCAAAGCAAAAACAAATCGCTCATCAGTTACTAGGATGGCCTCGTTACCAGTTGGGGCGTTGCTAAGTAACGCGGCGGGGGTGCCAGTGTTTAACGCCCACTCGTAAATCTTACCATCGTCGGCATTTTGGGCTAACAGACGCTCGCCCCAAGGCTGCAAGTTCCACACCGTCGCAGGCAGAATGTTTGTGGTGTCTTGTCGTGCGACGCCGTAAGCTAGGGAGCCATATAAGCCAGAACCATACGCAGTGAAGGCGGCCGCATCTTCTCGACCCGCGCTTAACCCAACTGGCGTAATGTCATACTTTGCGCCTGCGTTGGTGTAAGCAAAAAGCTTGTTGTAAGTGCCAGACGCTATGTATCGGTTGCTGCTGTTGTCAGTCCAGGCAAGCATACCTCGTAGTTTGTTGGGTGCGGCAGAGGTTGATTTCTTACGCCAACCGCCAACCGGGCGCATCAGGCCGTCATGCCAACGCACTAAGTTGACGTCGCGCCAACGCCCTTCGCCCTGCAAATCCGTTCCGTTTCGATATACGCCTGGAGGGATTTTCAAGTCTACAAGTGCCATTCGCGCCTCACAACATTGCTACACCTATAAATTAACATAGTATCTAGTACTTGTACATTTAAGGCGCGGTAGGCCAATCAGCATCTTCCAAGTTAGGCCAGTTTTCATGCGTTGTAATGTCTCGCAACGCTTGGCGATACGTGGTCATTTCGCTAGACATTGTAACGTCTGACATGCCATGCCAATCCGTCTCTGCAAGCTTGGCATCTCTTGTAGCTCTGTTTGATGTAGCAGTGTTGGCATCTAGCGTGGACTGATACGCAGCCTCATGTTGAGCCTTGGTAGTCTTTACACCATCCTCGTCAGTCGTATCAGCAAACATATCTTTAGCTACATACTTCTCTACCCAATCACCGTTTGCGTTTTGCTCAACGCCATCTCGTGCAGATGTTTGGTATGCACTTGTTGTAGCGGCAGGGCTTGCTAACACTGGGTCAATATTCATTGCATCGCAGACGTTACTCGTCCAGACACGAGGCAGAGACATATTTGGAAATGCTGCTCTCCACTCGCCTTGGCTTTTAACTTCGCCTGTTGTTCTTTCACGATATTCTGACATCAGTTGATACTCCTTTCGTCAGTTGATTTGTTATGCTATTGCGTAGAAGATGTATGTCTTGCCATTTCCATTGACCATTCCAGTGCCACCAACTACTGCAAAACCAGAACTGTATGGGTCTATTAAATCAAGATTACTACTCGTATAGTTTTGTATAGATCCTGCTCCATTAGAAGCATAATATTCTGCTGAGTTATCTTCTAATGCTAAAAAAGGATCAGCCCCTGCAACAATTCCACGAACCGAGTCAAAAACCATCCAACTTCTGTCCCCATGCGAACTACATTTTATAAGCACAAACCTAGCGCCACTACTAAATCCACAATCTATGTTTTGGCCCGTGTCGTTTCCAGTATAGCTTCCCACCTTGGATACACCTGCTACGGTAGCGAATAGGTAGGCTATGTAGGTTTGGCTTGACGAATTAGTAGCAGTGCCTCCATTAAGAAAAAGAGATGTTGCAGTTGGAGTAGACTGCATACCTGAAGATTCATCATCTGCTTGACCAGTTGTATTTAATGAAAGGGTATTAGTATTACCTAAAGCAGAGTGATAAACAATCCAGTTTTTAGTGTCGCTACGAGCTTTAGTCCACACCATTTCTGGTACTACACCCAAGTTATGCTTAAGTTCTCTACCATTAGTTGAGTTTCCATCGTAACAAACCACATCGAAATAGCCAGGTGCACGTTTCCAAGTCCAACTAATCAGGGTTGTATCTTGAGCAGAGGCAACTTCTCTAAAACCTGTCATATTATCCCAAAAATTACCTGAGACAGATGCTTCTGCTGAAGTAGTGTTAGTAATAAGATACTTATTGTTTCGCAATCTATCGTAAACAGCAGCATTATAACTACTACCGCTTCTATAACCTTGGATATTAAGGTCAGCAGGTTCGCCTAAATAACCCACAAGTTGTGCTGAACTACCGCCAGTGTTACCATCAACATCATATGTGTAAGCGTAATTAACACCAAAAACCTTAGTCGCATCATCTGGTACAGCTAGTGGGCCTCTGCGTATTGCCATGTATATGTAGTTGCTACCAGATGCGTTAGTTCTGTTGCTTTGGCTTTTAAGTTGAAAGCCAGTTGGGGTAATATCAAAATGTTCTGTAAAAGCGTCTTCAGCATTAGATAAATTTGGGTACAAGCTAATAGGCCTTCCACCCACAGGCATACCCCTCATGCTGTCAAATATTTGCCAATTTTCACTACCATCTGCGCTTTTAATCATCAACCACTGTGGCTCAAACCCAACGTTTACAACAGGGCCAGTGGTAGAGTTATTACCAGTATAACTCCCACACTTAATAATATCTTGGTCACTATCAGGGCCGAACTCACCGTCATTGTTGTTGTGTGCGAATAGATAGGCTACGTAAGAGGCTCCGCTTTCATTCATTTTTGCGCCAAAATCATCTACATAAAAATGTGTAGTTGTTGGCTTTTGTGACCAAGAAACGCCTTGTCCACCTTCAGCGTGGTACCTAGCATTATTACCATTTAAGGGTATTGTATACTGCCAAGCATTAGTATCATCTGATCCTACTATACCCCTATGATAACAAACCCAATCCTCGCTAGCATCTGTTCTTCTTACCATAATAAAACCAACTTCGTGGTCTAAATTATGCGCTATAGCTCTACCATTATTACCATTCCCAGTATACGTAACAATATCAAAAAACTTAGGGGCTTTGCGAAATGTCCAACTGACGTAGTCTACACCACTTTCATTGAGGTTACTTGCTCCTGTGCCATTTATACCAAAACCATTTGTGTTATAAGAAGCTGAAGCACTACCTCCATAGGCTGAAAAAGCATCTTGAGCGCCATCACTTTGACTTTCTAAAATATTTTGACCTCGCACAGTATCAAATAAAGCATGGGCAGCGGTAGCATCTCTATTTTTAACCCAAACAAGACCTCCTTCAGTAGAAAGATCAATGTTATTTGTAACTGTTAAATTTGATCCTGTACCAGTTCCATCATATAAATGACAGGAAAACACCTCGTCTACATCAAGCCCTGCACCCCCTGCACTAGAGGCCGCTGCCGCTACAATTTTACTTACTGACATGCCGCTATCCCATCGCCTGACCTAGAGTAAAGCCGTAGTAATTAGTACCGCCATCCACCGTGATAAACGCAAACACATCCACCCCTGCGTTAGTTGCAGTTATCGTAGGTGCCGTTGCTGCTGCCCAATCTACGCTGCTAGGCCAAGTGATTGTCCTTGCGCTACTGTCTTGCACCACCTTCAAGATAAAAGCTGAAGCTCTGCCAGATGCGGCAGGGTTGCTAAACGTGTAGGTTACGTTCTCAGATAGAGTGTGTGTAAACACGTTGCCATCTCTTAGGTTTATCGTGGCTGCGTTGGAGCTAGAGGTTACGACTGTGCTTTCCTCTGTCGTGCCGTTGTCAAAGCCAACTACGCCATTTGCGTCGGAGGTTACTACTGCGCTTG